TTACCAGCTTTGCACTAGGGCTGCACCAAAAGCTAGTCAGAACGGGCGTGTCACCGCAAAGTGACGAATACTACAAAGAAGTAGACTCCCGCATAAGGAACACGTTTCCTGAAATGTTTAATCAGGTTCCGTCTAGTTCTGGAAATGGTAATGGGACCAAGCGGCCAGCGTCCGTAGTCGCTCCGGCAACTCGTTCGTCAGGTCCTCGGAAAGTACAGCTAACGCAAACGCAAGTAGCGCTGGCTAGAAAGCTCAACATCACTCCGCAGCAGTACGCTGCCCAACTCATCAAATTGGAGAAACAAAATGGCGCTTGATAAAACACCCCGTGAACTTCAGTCACGCGAAAAAGAAACTCATGAATCGTTTGAGTACACACCGGCAAGCATATTACCTACTCCGGATAAACGTCCGGGACTCGTACACCATTGGGTGGCGACACACATCATGGGCAAGCCCGACCCGACCAACGTGTCGAAAAAGCTGCGTGATGGATGGGTACCGTGCAAAGCGGCTGACTACCCTGAGCTGATGCTGATTGGAAGTGAAGCGACAGGCAATGTTGAAATCGGCGGTCTGATGCTTTGTGCAATGGACGAACGCCGGGCGAAGGCAATGTCTAACTATTACTCCGGTCAAGCGAATGCACAGATGGAGTCTGTGGACAACAACTACATGAAAAATAATGACCCGCGTATGCCGTTGTTTGCTGAAAAGAAATCAACGACCACACGCGGAAGTTTTGGTTCAGGTTCTAAATAACGGAGCTTTCTTATGGCATATCCAATAGTCTCGGCCCCTTACGGCCTAAAGCCTGTTGATCTTGTCGGTGGCCAACAGTTTGCGGGTTCTACCCGTAACTTGCCTATCCAGTATGGATACGCTACCAACATTTTCTTCGGGGATTTTGTCCAGTTGACACGTGGCAATGCGATTCGCTTGGCCGTGACTGCTGGTTCGTCTACCACTTTCCCGGTGGGCATTTTCTTGGGCTGTTCTTTTACAGACCCTGTGACGAAGCAAAAGCGCTTCAGTCAGTACTGGCCCGCCGGTACACTGGCTGGTGATGCCGTTGCTGTGGTGACTGATGACCCTGATACGGTGTTCCGTGCTGTGATGTTGTCCTCTGGTACTGTTGTCGGTGCAGCATCCACTGCTGTTATCGGTCAGAACATGCAGTTGGTTGACAATGCAGGCAACATCAATACCGGCGATTCGCTGAATGGCGTGCAAGCGTTGTCAGCTACCCCTGTTACTACTTCCACATTTCCTGTGCGCGTAATTGCGCTGGTGCCTGAGACTGCAATCACGACTTCTGCCACCGGCTCTTCGTCTGGTACTACTGTTACCCTCACCGGTACAGGCTTGCCAACCGCAGTGCTTGCTGGTTCTGAAGTTGGCTACATTGCCGCCAACGGCCAGTATGTGCATACCGGTTCGTTCATTACCGCCAACGCGGCTGTGAATGCAACCACCCTGACACTCAACCAAGCGGTTGCAGTGCCCGGCAGTATCACAGCCATCCCCACTGCTTCTACTGTGGTCATCACACAGTATCAAGAAGTCAAAGTAAAAATCAACTTCGGTCAGCATGCGTACTACGCAGGCTTGGGCGTGGCTTAATCAAGGAGCTAGATCATGGCTATTTCACGCGCACAACTGCTCAAGGAACTGCTGCCCGGACTGAACGCTTTGTTCGGGATGGAGTACGCACGCTACGGCGAAGAGCACAAGGAAATCTACGAAGTGGAAACTTCGGAGCGTTCTTTTGAAGAAGAAACCAAGCTAGCTGGATTCAACGCAGCTCCGGTGAAGAATGAAGGTCAGGCAATCTCTTATGACAACGCGCAGGAAGCCTTCACTGCACGTTACAACCATGAGACGATTGCGCTGGGCTTCAGTATCACTGAAGAAGCGGTGGAAGATAACCTGTACGACTCCCTGTCGTCTCGTTACACCAAATCACTGGCCCGTGCCATGTCCTACACCAAACAGGTGAAGGGCGCTGCCATCCTGAACAACGCTTTCTCTGCAGCCTTTACCGGCGGCGACGGTGTTGCTCTGTGCAGCGCAGCTCACCCACTGGTGAACGGTGGTACCAACAGCAACGTGCTGGCTACCGGCGCTGACTTGAATGAGACTTCCTTGGAAGCCGCAGTCATTCAGATCGCTGGCTGGACAGACGAGCGTGGTTTGCTGATTGCTGGCAAGCCCCGCAAGCTGATCATCCCACCGAACTTGATGTTCGTCGCAACCCGTTTGCTGGAAACCAGCCTGCGTGTCGGCACTACCGACAACGACATCAATGCACTGAAGAATAACGGCGCTATCCCTGAAGGCTACGCTGTTAACCACTTCTTGACCCACACCTCGGCATGGTTCCTGACCACCGATGTACCAAACGGCCTGAAGCACTTCGTGCGTACCCCGTTGACCAACACAATGGATGGCGACTTTGATACGGGCAACGTCCGGTACAAAGCCCGCGAGCGTTACAGCTTCGGCTGGAGCGACCCATTGGGTATCTTCGGTTCCACCGGCTCTACTTACTAAGCAGCAGCCAACTAAAAGCCACCTCCAAAAGAGGTGGCTTTTTTATTTTCTATGGTGTATATTGAGCTACCGGAATTACCGGTGTGCCAAACAGGTCCGGCTGACCGCATGCAGATTGGCATACCTCAACGCATGAAGGAGTCCTGAAATGGGATTGGCTACTCACCTCGGCCCGTGGTTACTGGGCACTGTCAAGAATACGATTGGTACCGGCCTCGGCCAAACCCGCAACACGGGCTCCACCAACATTTCTCAGACCGTAAAGAAAGACTTTACTGGCGCTGTGTTTGGTGCTGCCACCAACGTGACAATCGGTACCATACCTGCTGGCGCGCAGATCATCGACATCAAAGTTGATACGATCACAGCCTTTACCGGCTCCACCGCAGCTAACATGACCATCGGTACAGCAGCTTCGGCCGCTTTGTTCTTTGCGGCAACCGACATTACCACCCAAGGCCGTCTTGCACTTACCGGCGCAGCTACCAAGCTGGGCGCATGGGCAGGTGCAGCTACTACAGCATCTCCAAACGGTGCAGGTGTTGGTGCTACGGACGTAACGGTGATTGCAGCTATTACTCCTACCATTGCCAACGTCACAGCCGGATTGGTGCAGTTCACCATCATCTACGCTATGGCCAACAGCGACGGTACACAGTACCCTGCCGTCACAGCTCAATAATAGGGGTTTAGCATGACAATGCAAACCGATGTAAAAGCAAAGAAGGTTACTGCCACTGGCGCAGCAACCATCGGCCTACCGCGTATTCGCATCAAGGGGATTTACTACGTGTCCGGTGCTACAGCCGGTAGCGTAGCTATCAATGATGGCAGTGCGGCGGGTCCCTTGGCGCTGTCCATTGATACACCTGCGCTTGCTACATGGACGGACACGATCATGTTTCCCGGTGAAGGCATACTATGTCAAGGTGACCCATACGTTACCTTGACCAATGCCGTTTCCGTTACATTGTTTTATGGATAGGAGTAAAAAATGGCAGCTAAACCACGCGGCGACATTAACACCAACCCCGGTGTCAACTTGTTCCAAGACAATCTGGAATACGTTAAGAAAAAGTTCGGCACCAACGGCGCTACGCCCCGTGTTGACACGGTAGACGGCGGCTTCAAGCTGAAGAATGACGGTGGCGGATACGTCACTGCAGCGGACGGTATTGCCCAAAAAGGCAAAACCAAATACAAATCCTACTAAGGAAAAATCATGGCTTCAAAACGATTGGGTTCTTCTTCCCGCATGGCAGCAATGATGGTGCCCCAGCCGGGCCCGTCTGCTCCACCTCCCGGCGCACCCCCCGGAATGAAAAAGGGTGGCGGCGTTAAGAAGATGGCTAAAGGTGGGTACACCTCCGCTGCGGACGGTGTTGCACAGTCCGGCAAGACCAAGGGCAAGCAGATCACCATGAAGTCGGGCGGCCGATGCTAAAACGTGCTAAGTAGCAAATATGACTACCTCCGGAACCACCAGTTTTAATTTGGACCTCACGGAGGTAGTTGAGGAAGCATTTGAGCGCGCCGGTAGCGAGATGCGCAGCGGCTATGACTTACGTACAGCACGCCGTAGCCTGAACCTCTTGTTTGCAGATTGGGCCAATCGTGGCATCAATATGTGGACGATTGATAGCGGAACTATTCCACTTATTGCAGGCACTGCTACCTACGCTCTGCCGTCAGATACGGTGGACCTTCTGGAACACGTTATACGTACTGGAGCAGGAAGTTCAGCCACACAGGCCGACCTGACAATCACACGCATCAGCGTGTCCACGTACGCAACCATCCCGAACAAGTTGTCCACAGGACGCCCCATACAAATCTACATCGACCGGCAGACCACAACTCCGCAAATTACCGTTTGGCCAGTGCCCGATACCAGCACCACATATTCCCTCGTTTACTGGCGCTTGCGCCGCGTGCAGGATGCTGGCGCTGGCGTCAATACGATGGACGTACCGTTCCGCTTTTTGCCTGCACTGGTATCTGGACTGGCCTATTACCTTGCACTGAAAATTCCGGGCGGCATGGAGCGCTTGCAGGAGCTAAAAAGCCAGTACGATGAGGTGTGGGCCAATGCAGCCGGTGAGGACCACGATAAGGCTTCCGTGCGGCTGGTGCCGCGTCAGATGTTTGTGTAATCATGGGCAACAAGTTTTCCTCCGGCAAAAACTCGATAGCAGTATGCGACCGGTGCGGTGCGCAGTACAAGTTGTCAGAATTGCGTAAGGAAACAAAAAAACTCAAGACGTACAACCTGCTGGTGTGCAAGTCCTGCTGGGACCCTGACCATCCGCAGCTACAGCTCGGCATGTTTCCGGTGGATGACCCGCAGGCCGTGCGCGACCCGCGTAAGGACACCAGTTACTATGGCGTTAGTGGCAGCAGACTCATACAATGGGGCTGGGCACCAATGGGCGGCGCAAGCAGTATTGATGCGCCACTTACACCAAACGACTTGGCTATGTTGTCCAAAGTAGGGCAAGTGACAGTGGTAACAACTTAGGAGTACATCATGGGAAAAGTATACGGAACAGACGGCAAGACGCTCAGCGGCCAGCAAATGCAATATGGCCAAGTATCCGGCAAGAACAGTGGCCCCATCAAAGGCGCTAACGGCGCTACGATGGACGATCAAAATATGGGTAAGAGCGACCTGAAACCCATTGCTGGTGGCCCATCCAATGACATGCGCGCCAAATACGGCCGCAATATGTCTCAGGTCGTGAACTACTACGGCGATACCAAAGGCTACAAGAAAGGATAGGTTTCACGTGAAACAACCCACTTATACCAATGCGATAAAGGTCCCAACGCCCATCAAGCGTCCGGACAATGTGAAGCTCGGCTCCCAAGGTATTCCGGCTAAGGCTGGTGGCGTGGAGACGAACATGGAGACGCCAAGCCAAAAGGTGCGTGGCGGCGGTGCAGCAGTGCGTGGCCTGCGTTTTTCGGACAATGATTCGGACTAACCTGTGAACTACACAGCACTC